ATTAGATTTTGGTTGCCCGACTCTATGATTCGTCGGTTGTGAAGTATTTGTAGAATACAGAATCTACCATCTTGCCACGATGGCGCCTTTTAGGCGTAATTTTAGATATTAACTAAAAGTCAATTGGCACTTGACTTGTTAATATTCCCTGTGTGGGACCCAGGCATGGGCTTATATGTATATATACACAGAGTAATGAGTTTATTCGAAGTTTTCGATATATCCAGAGCAGATATTTAATTGCTCCTTAGTTGTAAGTTTTATAACTATTATGTCAAACAATCAATTTAGTAAAGAGGAGGAGTTATCCCCTCACCATTTTCATTTAACAACATCGGGTTATCCGATGGACATATGCCATTATTGTTTAAAGGCACGTGTTTTTCCCTTTTCGTATATATGTGACGACTGCTTATATGATGATAAGTATAGTGATCGCTTAGTTCAATTTGTTACTCGGTTTTGCCACACTTGTGGTTGTGCCGAATATCAGTTTAATTGTTCTGAGCTATGTAGATTCAGAGATGATGTCCCTGAAGATTATGTCGTTACTTGCCCAGATTGTGGTTACAATGCTGCGGCTGTCGGTTGCACAAGGTTTTTGTGTAACTATGAGAATTATTGTCGAATTCGCTTCCAGAGCGGAAGTTTAATCGCTCGTACCCCCCAAGAAGAAGTTTTCAAAATGAGTTCTATTCAAATTAGTGAAAAGGAGGAGTTATCCCCTTATGCTGTTAAGTTATTAGGTGGACACATTGATGTTGAGATCAATGGTGTCGTTTGTGGTGTAGATTTATCTGCACCTGTTACTAGCTCTTTAGTGAGCCCCCCCCCTTTAGAAGTTTCTTCTGAATTTAGTAATAAAGATTTTATTTTAAATTTTGTCGATAATTATGTTGAGCCTTCCGGCGTTGAGCCGGAATCTTTTAAAGTTGTCGATGAGATGAAGGATGAAGAAGTTATTCAATATATGGGATTAGATGATACAAAGATTGAAGCAGATGTTTCCGATTTAGGTTTTAAATTAGAAGGTGAGAGCCCTAGTAAACCTACTTTAAGGAAGTCGGCTGCTGTTTTTGTTCCCCCTTATAGACCAGGTATGTCGTTGACTCAAATCAATGATATGATCCCAAGTGATTTTGATTTGCAAGATTTAATTAAACTTGGTTACCCTTTATTTTTATTACAACGAATTAAAACTACTCGAGAGAGAAATTCTATTTTAGTTAAGTTTCCAAAACGTCCCCAGAGTGTGATTTCCGATAGGATTTCAAAATCTGCTGGAGTTTCTGGAGTGTTTTCTAATCGATTTTCTGTTGGAGAAGTTGCTGAGGTTTGGAGAATTCCTATTCTTCCTGCCCCGCAAATTTTAAAACCTTTGCGATATAACAATCAGACCTTTAAGGCTTGGGTTAATGGACAAGCTTATGCCTTATCCAAAACCTTTTCTAAGCTTGATCAAGTTGTTACTGGAAACTCTTCATGTAGAGCATTGTATTTTTCAAGAAATGCTATGTCTTCTGCTGTTGAGGCTACTTTATTATCTCAAGCTCAAGTTTATGTCTATTCTTATAAATCGAATCTTAATCAAAAATTTTCGCAAACTTATTATTCTGATTCAATTGAATTACCGCCTGCTCCTAGAGTCTTACGATTTTTAGAGCATACAGTTTATACAGTTGAAGAGATGATGAAGTTTGAGTGGATTTTTAATAAGAAGAAAGATAAACCAATCTTTCGCGCATGTATTCAATATTTAGAAGGAGCTTTAATTGATGAAATCCATTTACGGACTAGTCTTTTAGAGAAGTATCCTATTATTGAATTACAATGCAAAAGACTTGGACTTAATGTTGGTATTAATACTACCTCGACTGTGGATGTTCGTCATTCAATTCCTAGTATTCCAACTATTGATATTCGTCATTCTGTTGATTTATCGTCCATATTTGGACCTAACTTTGATACTAAGGGATTTACAAAGTACTGTATTTCTACAGCTTTGTTTATTTCCTCATTATCTTCTGCCTCGTCGTGGCAGAATGTTATTTCAATTATTGGACTCTTTGCAGCTACTAATGCTATTGTTGCTGAAGTTTGTAAAGATATTATCTTAACTATTTCTAGCCAATTTGTTACTGTATTCCAGGGAACTGGATTTTTCTTTGATTTAATTAAGGAAGATCTTAGTTATCTTTGGGAATCTGTTGTGAGTTGTGGAATTGTGTCGATGTTATCAGAGTTAGGATCCTCTACTGTTGGACTAGTTGTCCCACTAATTAGAGAATTAGTGACAGAATTTAGACGTGCAATTACGAAGGAATCGGCTGCTACTATAGCGACTGGTTTGTTAGCGTGGATTAAGGATGTATTTTCCCGGATCCAGCAATGTGTTGCATGTGGTAGTATTGATCCATTAATTTCTAGGAAGAGAAATCCTATTGCTTGGTGTAAAGAAGCCGATGCAATTTGTTTGTATGAAACGAAGTTGATTGCTACTTCATCATGTTCTACTGCTGCTTTTACTGATCTTGAGAAGATTAGGAAAGCTGGAGAAATTTCCGCTTCATGGACCGCTCCGGTTAGTGTTGAGGAGTTTCTTCAAAGAGTTGAAGTGCATTTGAAAGAAGGTGAAGATTTATACGCTTACTTTAAGAGTTACCCTTCAGTTTCAATTGGAGTTGGTAGATCGTTGAATGGTTTAAGAAATTTATTTTCCCGAATTCGATTAGAAGCAACAAGCACTAATGATAGAGCAACCCCTTTTGGGATCTTTATGCATAGTGTTCCTGGAACTGGTAAAACAACTATTGTTCATGAACTTATATCTGCTATTGGCAGACGTTGTGGTTATGAACTTGGTTCCCGTAGTATTTATGAGTTTGTTCCAAATTCTAACTTTCAAGATGGATTATTCGGTACTCATTGGGCAATTATTTTAGATGATGTTGACCAGACTGCAGCTCCGTTAGCCGCAGGTGTTCAAACCTATGTCGACCATGTTGTTGCGATGATTAATAACAAACCTTATGCAATTGAGAAAGCTGATTTAGCCTCAAAAGGCAAAATCTTTGGTTATCCGAAGGTTGTTTTACAAATTTCAAATTTTGAAGATGGTTTAGCTAGTCAGAAGTCACATGAGCCACAAGCTTATTGGAGACGATTTTCTTATTATATAGAGATTGAAGTTAAACCCGAATTTGCTGATGGCACACGTTTAGATCGTGCTAAGGCTGATAAAGCTTCAACTTATGATATGTACAATGTTCATGTATGGGAGTATTCCCCCGCAAAAGGTTTAGCACTTGAAAAGAAGAATGAAAGAATTATGTCTTACCCGGACTTTGTCATTCTTATGGTTAATGAATATATTAAACATATGGAGATGGAGACTAGGCGTTTACAAAAAGTTGCATGTACTGATTTTTGTTCAGTTTGTGGCTTGTCAGCTAATCGTGATTGTACCCATGTTCAATCTTTAGGTGTTGTCGTCGAAGATAAGTCTATTGAAACTGGACCTCTCCCTGCTGGTGATGGGTATTACATGAATCTTTTGAAGATTGGTGCTTTGGAAGAGTATCAACCTGTAACTAGAATTGTTAAACAGGATCGCAGATATGCTGATTCTGAACATCATTTAGAGTTGATTCAGGTTGCATATTTTGCTGACTCGATGTTAGATACTTATGAAGACGGGCTTAATGCTCGAATGCGTAAGCAAAGTATCTTTTCTGTTGAACCTACTGAAATTTGTAGTCACTGGCGTAATATGACGCACGAAGAGAGGGCCTTTTGGTCCGATCAATGTTTAGATTATTATGCGCAGAACAATGTTTATAAAAGAAGAATTCGCAATTGGTTTCGAGATAAATTTACTGTTTGTGATACTATCTACCAAGGATGGGATAAGTACAAGAGTGCTATTCTAGAAGAATTGGTTAGATTTACATTTATAACTGCCGGATTTATTACTATTTCCAGATTAGCTATTAGGTATATGGAGAAGCAAAGTAGAGTTGCAAATGCTTCCGATGATATGGCCACTAAGAATTGGGCTAGAGCTGAACAAGATTTTGTTCCCTCTATAAATCCAAGTTTTGGTCATTCATCGTTTACTAAACAAGATATTTTAGATGTTATGTCAGCTAGCCACGCGGAAGTTATTAACAATAACCGTGTAGTTCATGCTTTTGCTTTAGGTGGACCAATGTTTTTAACTGTTACTCATATTGCCAAGAAAGGTGATACTGTAACGATTAAGCAAAGGAGTGCTGAGAGGCAATTGCAATTAACTGATTTTAATTTTCGTGTTTTACCAAGTAATCCGCAATTATCTTTAATTAAGTTTGAAGCTAATTGTTCTACCCCTGGAATTCTTAATAAGATGTGGGAAGCACCGGATTTGATGATCCACCGCTTTGATTTGATGGAGATTTATTCTCCAAATCTGCGCTATGCACCCATAGTTAATAATGTGGTCATGATGGATCACACTAGAGTGTTGCAAACCAATGCTGAAACTATTGATGGAGATTGCGGTTCTCTTTATGTTGCAAAGCATGGGGAGGCATGGAAAATTGTTGGTATGCATTATGCAAGATGTTTTACTCAAACTGCTTTTGGTGAAAAATCTAATTCACTTGCTGGTATTGTATCAGCAGGAGAAATGAAGAAGGTTGCTCAATCAATGGTGACGATTATTGAACCTGTTTTAGTAGTCAATCAAGTTTTGACAAAAGCCCCTAAGGAATTACATATTGGTAAGTTTGGGCCCTATTCTGAGGTCTGGACTGCAAAATCTAATTCAGGAGCTATTATTAATGCTTTTGGTCAGATGACTCCACCATTAACTGGTTCCACTATGAAATCCGGTGTTAAATTATCACTTTTATATGATGATTTACGCGGTTTAGAGAAGGAGTTTTGTGGAAGAGAGGGATATTGGAGAATTCCAAATTTTAAAGGCCGTATGGTTGATGATGTTTGGGACTCCCCCTATACCGCTGCTTTCAAATCCCAAAATGAGGTTGTTTTTGATGAAGAGCTCGCCATGTTGGCTGTTTATGATTATTTAAATGGTATAACTGGTTTATTATGCGATGGTTATGCTCGACTTACTGAAGAGCAGATGCTTACAGGTATAACGGGTTCATATGTCAATGCGATTAATATCAAAACTTCAATGGGTCCACCTTTTAATAAAGCGAAGTATCACTACGTTAAACTTGATCGTGAAGAAGGTTCAATCATGGCCCCGGAAGTCTGGGAGCTATATGATTGCCTTGATTCGGTATTAGCCTCTGGTGGTATTCCCGGTGTTCTCTCCATTTGGAGTCAGAAGGACGAAGCTGTTAAACCGGCGGCGGCCCCAAATCCACATGATAGAGGAAAACATCCGCGTATTTTTAATTCACTCCCTGGATCTTTTAATTTTCTTATGAAGAGACATGGAGTTTGGAAGTCATTTATGCGGTCAAATCCAGAGTTCTTTGAAAGTGCTGTTGGGATTAATATGACCTCAAAGGAATGTTCACGTGTTCCAAAGTTTTTACAAGCTGTGTCCCCGAATTTAGATGAAATTTATGATGGAGATGCAACGGCAATGGACAAATCGTGGAATGGTTCTGCATTTGAAGTTGTTGCTAAGGTTGTGTATGCAATGTCAACTGCGATTGGTGTTGACGCAGACATTAATCGTCGATTAGTCTTAGCAAATAAGTATATGATGCATTATGTTAAAGGAGATTTATTTCAAGTCTTTCATAATCCATCAGGTAATGATGCTACTGTAGAGTTTAATGGAATTTTAATTTCAATTGGTGAACGAATGGTTTACTATAAGAATAACCCCTATAGAGGGGATTTACTTAAGGTTAAACAATGGTGGAGTGGCTTTTATGAATCTCCGATTCATCCTCTAGATTTATTAGCTGATTTTAGATCCAATGTAGCGTTGATGACGTATGGCGATGATAATATCAAAGCTATGCGAATTCCGCCACCAACGAACTACTGTCAGCAATGGAAGGAGTTGGTTGGTATCGAAATGAAAGATGCTAATAAAAGTGGTGTTATGACTAAGTCCTCTAGAATTCAGTTTCTGAAAAGAGACATTATTTGGGATGAAGATTTACAAAGTTATAAACCACCAATTGACAAAAAGACGATTGCCAGAATGTTGTTAATGAAGAAAGAATCGATTCTAGGGTTACATGACCATGCAGCTACAGTTATTACTGAAGCGTTGAAGGAAATGTTTTACCATGGAAGAGAGGAATTTTCAAAATTAACTATTATTTTAAAAGCCCTAGTTGATAAATATCAATTAGGCGATAATCCTTATCTTGTGATGAAGGATTATGATTATTGGAGAGACGAGTTCCTGAAAGGGGACTTTCAACCTTGGTCTACTCGACCAGTTGTTAATCCAGTCTCAATATCAAATTATACAATTTCTTATCAAATGAGTTCAATCAAATTAGTTAATGCTACCAGTTCTGGAGCAAATGTCGTAACAGACGAACAAATAACCCATGGTGCAGGGGTTTTAGATATTTCTTCAGTGAGTGCTGAGGAGATTCAAACTGTCCAAAATTTCCAAACTTTTCCACAAACAGATTTAAATGATTGTTTGCAGCGTGCCTTCCAAGGAGTTGCAGTTACAATAAGTGAAACTGATGTGTCATTGGGTTTGGTTACCTCTTTTCAACCATGGGTTTTACTCCAAGCGAATGTTTTTAATGATCGCAAGCTTAAGGATTACTCTTTAATTCGAGGAACCATCCAAGTTACAGGGGTATTTATTACTCCGCCGTTAGCTTTAGGTGGTTATACTGTTGCTGCATTACCACACCTAACTTATACAGGTGGTGGTGGAGTAGTCTCAGCAGACTTATTAGTTGAAAACTCGTTGCAAACGGATCACTCGGCATATTTAGATGTTGCCAAGTCTACAAGTTTCTGTATGCAGCTCCCTTGGATGGCTGATCGAGATGCGCTTCCATTAGGTAGTGCTGAGTTGGCTGCTATGTGGAAAGTTTATATACATTGTCTTAAACCGATTGGAACCTCCATACCCAATGGAGTTACAACTGGTTATATTAAAATATATATCAACTTAATTCAAGATTACGAGTTGACTGTCCCGGTTTTTCAAGCTAGGAAGTTAATTGCAAATAAAGCGTTAAAGACTTTAGCGCCCTCTATTCATGCTTCTATTGGAGAAGGAAAGGGTTCGGCTTTGGTTGGAAAAGTAGCGGAATTTGCTGAAGCTGCGTCTAAGCTTCCTGTTATTGGAGCATTTGCTGGTCCAGCTGCGGTTGTTGCTAGAGGAGCACAATCTATTTTAGATTATTTCGGTTTTACTCGAGATTCTAATGAGAGTGTACCAATAGCAGTTGTTAATCGTTCCGTTACCAATGTTGCCAGATTAGATGGACCAGATCCGAGTGAGATTGCAGCCCTTTCGATGAATAATGCTGTAACTATTGATCCAGCTGCTCGAGGATTTCAATCCGAAGATTGCATGGCTACCGCAGATTTGTATCCAAGGTGGACACTAGTCGATTCTTTTGACTGGACAACTCTAATGGCTTCTGATACCATTATTGGATCAGTTCCAGTTACTCCTAGTTTTGGTCGTGCTTTTTCAGGCACAGGGTTTGAAGGAATTCACTTTACAACTGCTGGTTATGTCGGTCTTCCGTTCTCCTTTTGGCGAGGGACAATGGAGTATCGAATAATCATTCCAGTTAGTAAGACTCATCGTGGTACTGTTCAGTTGATCTGGGTACCTATAGGTGCTAATCCAGCTGTTGATGTTACCAATCGTAGTTTAAATCGGATTGTTGATATCACCAGTGAAAGTGAAGTGGTTTTGAGTATTGGATATGCAAGAGATGAACCTTATTTGGAGAATCGTCTTATGACTAAGAGTATGGCTATTTTACCCGAGGGTGCAGCTAATGGCTTTTTGTCAATTAAGGTTATTAATCCCTTATTGGCTCAAAGTTCGACTTCTAATACTAAGATTTTTGTTTATGCTAGAGCTAATCCTGATATGGACTTTGCGTTACCACGTGATTTAGTTTCGTTTGGTGCATCAACAATTGCATCCTATGTGATTAGAACGCAAGTAGCTTTGCAAAGTAAAATGGTGCTTCAATCGGGAGCTATCGGTGATGACATCCTGGTAACTAATGAATCTCCGGAACCTTTGGTTCCAACCCCCAACACTTATCCAGGTGCTGAATTATTGTGGGGTGAATCAATAAACTCAGTTCGAGGGCTGATGCAAAAACCCTCACAAATTAATCGCTCGTCTACTATAGGAACTAACATTACAGTTACTTCACATTTTCCGAATTATTTCCTATTACCAGGACAAGCCAGTGCAGTTTACACATCCGTTCTTCCAGTTTGGACATGGATAGGTTACTACAGAGGTTTGTTTTATGGTGTTTCAGGTAGCGAGAGATACAAGCTGTTGCCTCGTGATCAAGCTTGGGCAGGTATGTCGCGAACATTGTGTTTAACTAATGATTTAGTTTCCTATGTAAGTACACTTGCGCCAATGACTTTCACTGGGTCTCATCGTGGGGCGGAGTTTCTGCTTCCTTATTATCAACCGAAGAAATTTATTTCATCATATTGTAATGATGATAGATTAGATCGTGTTCATATTAGATTAATGATGTCTAGTTTAAATACTAACACTCAGTTAACCGCGATATATGTTTCGGCAGGACCAGACATAACAGCAACCAGTTTTAGACAAGTGCCTAGTGTTATATTTAACACAACACCACTTGCTGCTACAGCTTGG